TTGTTTTACATTGGCTATTATGACATTAATCACATCTGTAACATTTTACAAGTATAGTGAATTAAAGTCTATTCAAAGTAATGTGGAGTCTGCAATTGTCAAAGGAATTGACCCTATTGCAGTTCGATGTGCATATGCAAACGAGAGGGATGTGGTTTGCGTAGCCTATGGTTCTTCACATCAAAATACCCCAAAATCAGGTAAGTAAGCATTTACTTACTAAAAAGACCCTCTAGGATACAGGTGTTCTAGGGGGTTGTCTTTTATTCGTGATTACTGTATAATATCTCTATATCGTTGATTATGGAGATGTGAAAAATGGCTTTACTTACAGTCGGTAACCCAAAGTTGCTTAAAGGACAGAAACAAGGTTATTTGTCGTCAGTGCTACACCTAGCACCTGCTGACTTATCTGGCAAAAATACTTGTCCAAAAGCCACTGCTGGTTGCAAAGCTGCATGCTTGAATACTGCTGGTCGTGGTGGTATTTTCAAGAAGGGTGAAACAACCAATGTCATCCAACAAGCACGCATCCGCAAGACTAAAGCATTCTTCGAAAATCGTCAAGCATTCTTGAATGAGTTGACTGTTGAAATTATCAAGACAATCAAGTCAGCTGAAAAGAAGAATCTTATTCCAGTCTTTCGTCTTAATGGCACTTCTGACATCGCATGGGAGAAGTATGAAGTTGCAAATGGTAAGAATATTTTCCAAATGTTCCCAGATGTGCAATTCTATGACTATACTAAAATTGTTGGTCGTAAAGTAAAACACATTCCTAACTACCACCTGACTTTCTCCAAAGCAGATGGCAACGATATGGATGTTCGTCTAGCTGCAAGTAATGGTATGAATGTTGCAGCTGTATTCCACAAACTTCCAGAGACATACATTGGTCGCCCAGTTATCAATGGCGACGAGACAGATCTTCGCTTCTTGGACCCAAAGGGAGTTATTGTTGGATTGAAAGCAAAGGGTAAGGCTAAGAAAGACACTTCTGGCTTCGTTATCTAACCTGTTGACATTAAATCATTATTGAGGTATAATATATTATGCAAATGATTCATACATCCCTTGGAAAATCAAAGAAACGAAAACCCACTGCAAAACAGCGAGAGCTAGATGCATCATGGGAGAAACTGTTAAAGAAGTATGCCACAAAGACTGTTGTGAAACCAAAGCAACAACTCAGTGATGTATACTCACTTGGAAAACCTGCTTGTCGTGAGACACCTAAGATTCCAAGTCTTCCATTTACTGCTGGACCATGCACCCTAAAGCCAAACCCTGTTTATACTGGCGACAAAATCAAAGGCATTGGCACGATGCATAAGTCAAATGCAGTTCCAGTCTTTAGTGACGAACAAGCCAGAGATATTGCAACCATGAGGAGAGGATAATGGAAAAGAAGATTCTAATGAAGATTCGTCTGCGACAAGATGGTCAGTGGGAGCATGTTTATGAGGATGGTTCTGTTGATCAAGAATTTGCTGAATTAGACATGCGTTCATTGGCAAATCTGCAGAAGAACAAAGAACAAATGATTCAGATGGCAAACGACTATCTTGAAGAAGCTGTAGAAGCATCTGGATATCGTGACGCAAAAGAATTGTTATCTTACATCAAGGGTTTAAAATGAACGATTGTTGCCAACAGAAAGATGCAGAAATTGCACAGTTACAGAACATGATTGTCTCGTTAGAGAAACAGATTGAAAAGTTGCAAAACGAGAATGATGCATTGGTTATGGATGTTGCATTCTATGGTGGTAATCTGATTAACTTGTCTTGCAATAACAAATAAGGTATAATAACAGTATGAATGAACTCTTAACTAAGAAGCAAGAATTACAAGTGCAAAAGATGAAATTGGATAAATTCTTTTCTATGTTTCTTGAGAAATTTGAACGCAAGATGGATCCTGATAGGACTGATACCCCAATTTGGAAACTTTATAAAACTAAACTAAAAGAATACGATGACATCTCTAGACAACTCAAAGCAACCGACTATTGGATTAACAAGGAGCGCAATGTCAGCCATATTTAAAAGTGCCAATGACTTCTCTTTACATATAGAACAGATTGTTTCTACTTCTAAGATTAGTTATATGGATGCTGTGTTAGAATATTGTAAGGAAAATTATCTTGAGCCAGAAGATGTAGCCAAGCTAATTAATAAATCATTAAAAGACAAGATTGAGATGGACTTTCGTGAACTTAACTACCTACCTAAACAAGCACAACTGGATGTCTAACATTGCAATAGGAATTTTTGCTATTGCATGGGCTGGACTTGGAATTTACTTTATTATGTCTCAACCAAAACATGGTGTTAAGGTTGTTGACTGCACCATCTCTGAGATCTCTCCAGACTTTACAACAGAAATGAAAGAACTTTGCAGGAAAGCAAGAAGTGGACGGATTTAAAGCATATCGCTATTACCTAGCGATTAAGTTACATTTTACCACAGACAAATTCAATGTTTTTGAGAACAGGGGAAATGTAAAGGGTACTCGTGAAGCATTTAATGCTCGCAACGATAGGTACATCTTTGAAAAGCTAGCAATGAAGAGACCGAATGATAAAGAGATTATTCAGTTCTTCGTATCTAACTTTGCCTATGGAAATGATACTGCAATCTATGCAGGACAGGAAGCAGAGGACAATTTCCAAGAATGGCAAAGAAGAAAACAGTCAATCACCAAAGTCTTTATTGATGATTTGGCAAGTATGATTACACACATTGAAACAAATAAACTAAAACACTCTGCATTATTTAATTTTACACAAGATGAATATCCAGTTGCATTAAAGATGTTTCTTGGTCGTAAAATTACAATAGAATCTTTACGAATCATAGACGATTTAACAGGTATAGTAGATAAATGGAAAGATCATCCAACTGTTAAATACATATGGGATGACGAACTAAGACGATTAATAAAGTTGACTGGGTTCGTTAAATACGATAAAATAAAGATTGGTAAAATCTTCGAGCACTTTAAAGAAGAAACTGCAGAATAATCATGGGCAAGACTTACAAGAAATATGATGATGAATTTGGTGGGCGATCTGGGAAACCAGCCAAACATTCCAACGGTAAAAAAACTGGTGGTATGAGAACGCTAAATAGTTATGTTGAAGAAGATTATGACGATTATGATTTGAACGATGACTCGTTCGATGATGATATTGAATTAGATGATGAAATTCAGATACAACATAATACTAATACAAAGTAATATATTTTTATACAAAGGAAAATACGATGGACATTCAAGCACTCCGCAAAATGCGCAATTCTGACTTTGGAGCAATTAGCTCTGCATTCGATAAAGTCGCAAATCCCCAAGCTGAACAAAAGTCTTTTACTGACGATCGCTTCTGGCGTCTCGAAGGTGACAAGGCTGGTAATGGTACAGCAACAATCCGATTCCTACCTCGTGTAGAAGGCGATGAACTCCCATGGGTTCGTATCTTCTCTCATGGCTTCCAAGGACCAACTGGAAAGTGGTATATCGAAAACTCCCTAACAACTCTTGGTGAAAACGATCCAGTCGGTGAGTTAAACACTATGCTTTGGAACTCTGGTTCAGAAGCTAACAAAGAGATTGCTCGTAAACAAAAGCGTCGTCTTTCATTCACTGCGAACATTCTGATTGTATCAGATCCTAAGCATCCTGAGAATGAAGGTAAAGTATTCTTGTGGAAATTCGGTAAGAAGATTTTCGATAAGATTATGGACAAGGCTCGTCCAACTTTTGAAGACGAGAAACCAGTCAATGTATTTGATTTCTGGGAAGGTGCGAACTTCAAACTTCGTATGCGTAAGAAAGATGGTTACGCAAACTATGATGAGTCTGCATTTATGGAACCATCTGCTATCTCTGATGATGATGAGAGAATCCTTGAGATCGCCAATGCTCAACACAAGTTGTCTGAGTTTACAGATCGTAAGAACTTCAAGTCTTATGCTGAGTTGAAGCAGAAGTTGGATCAAGTATTGTCTGGTGATTCTTTTGCAAGCAAGTCTGCTGCAGAGATCGCTGAACAAGAAGATCGTCCAAGTGCACCAGCACCAAAGATGGCTTCTAAGCCAGCACCTCAACCAAAGTCATCTGTTGAGGATGACGATGATGATGTAATGTCTTACTTTGAGAAGATTGCTAAAGAAGATTAATCTTCA